TTTTAGTTTGCAAACAATAACTTTCATACCGTCTACAATGTTCATACTAAATTTGTCACTGTTCATTTCTTTAAGGGTATTCCAATTGATACTTGCCCTTACATGACCCGGCATATTAACCTTACCTTGCTTTTTAAGTTTAGCAAGATAATCAGTAATATTATTTGCACGTTTGGGTGAACCTTTTTCCCAACCTGGTCGTGCTTTAAATTTTGTTCTAAAGTCTGTAATCATTTCTAGTACTTGATCTTCTTGAGCACCTGTCAGCACTGCCAACAATACTTCACTTAAGAAATCCTGCATAAACACAGGAGTATCTGATCTCTTAAGATCAAGACCCATTGCTTTTACTTTGCCCGGCTTACCTTCAGTATCTGTTCTAAAGCCTTCGAGATCATAAATCAATACAGCATATCGTTTCTTTGTAATAAACAAACCTTTTATACCAACAACTTCTCTACCTGCCGCAATAACTTCCCCTCTGCTCTTAGGACAATGAAATGCATCGCCCATAAACTTAGGAAACGTAGTGTTTGCTTCTTCACAAATTTGATCATACAGTTGTGTAACACTTTCTTTAGTCCACGGAATATCGCCTTTTTGTATTTCAGCACGTAGACTTGTATATGCACTAAAATAAACAGAGTCAGTGTCACCATAGATAATGCTCTTACCTGTGTGATCATATTCGCCTGTTATAATCTCATTGACCTTAGAAGCCATATGTTTTGCAATGCTTCTTCCGGTAAGTGTTGTGCTTTGACCAATACGATGATCGAAAAATCTACAGCCAGGATTAAGAATAGCACCATACAAACTGTTAAGGTTAATTTTCTTAACCAACTGACGTTTGTCCCAAAAAGCAGTTTCAATTTTGTTACCTGCGTCTTGTGATGCAACTTTCTTTGCCTGCATTTCTTTACGTTCTGCATACCACCTCTTTAATAGTCCAGGAATAATACCTTCATACTCAGTTGTAAAAATAGTACCGTTAGCACTCAACATCCATGGTTGATTGCTTTCAAAAATAAGTCTGTAAACTTCCGCGGCACTTAACGAATCACTTTCGCCGTTTTCCCAATCAACTGTGATCTCGATATCTTTGCGTTGTTCCATAACGTAGTCATATTCAAGACTACCAAACTTTCCTTCCCAAGCCGCCGCAAATGATTTCTTTTTAAAGTTCATTTGTTCGCTGAGATAGTTTTCTGTATGTGTTTGACGCAGTTGACCCACAACGGTTGCCGGATCCATATTCAATGCACGAATAACGGAAGGATATAGTGAATTCAAGTCCATTGAACCGATCCAGTCATGCAATCCTTTTTTAGGATATGCAACATAAGCACCTGCCGCCTGTGCAGAGCCTGGTTCTCTATGTACTCTGTTAGGAACTACATAACCACGTCTGTGTGCTTCGTTTATGATTGCTTGTTCTGTAACAGCCACAGCACCCATTGTGGTGGGTAGCAAAACTGTGTTTGCATGAGCAAGTTCATTGGCTAAGTCAATAAACCTTAATTTTTTGTCCAACTTGTCCAGTAGTGCAACGTCTTGTCTGTTGTATTCGATAAACGTTCGGAAGTCATTGTTATAAAGTTGATCGAGGGTACCTTCATAAACAGTTTTCTTTTCACCGACTTCCATTTCACCAATGGCATCAAGTCTATAAGTGTGCCTTTCTTCATACGTATATTTACGATAAAGTTCAAGACTGTCTAAATGCTGTCTGCCTATTAGGTCATAGGTTTCCTGCTCTCTTCCATATTTTTCATATGTTCTTTTCTTAGGATATTGATCCCACAAACAAAAACGTCTTGTATCTTCTTTTGAAAGAACACGAGTAATACGGTTTACGGTATATGGAATATCATAACCTTCACTGTTCCAACCTGATAAAATATCTGCGTCTTTAATTAAGTCCAAAAACGTGTCGAGCATTTCGGCTTCAGTTTCAAACAGATATGTGTTAGGAAAATCCTTACATTCTTCTTTCGCCTGTTCCATAGTAAGTGTTTTGGGCGGAAGTGCTAGTGTAATAAGGCTATCAAGCCATTGTAGATGTACTGTGATTGCAGTAATGGCCGTAAAAGGATCTTCCGGTGAACTGTACCCACGTTCTGGATCAAAGTCTACCTCAATATCGAAAAACGCAACATTTAGATTTGGTGCATCTTGTCCAAGATAGTTTTCTTCTAGTAATCTATATACAGGATTGATATCTGCTTCAAATAATCCGCGGTGCTTGTTAATCTTTTGTTCTTTTAAGAAGTCTTTCCAACTTTTGCAAACAACACGACTGACGCTATCGCCAAAGGTACTTTTTTGCTTGCCTTTAGCATCGCCATAATAAAATACATATCTTGCGGGGAATTCGCGAAACTCACGTTCGCCTTTTTTGTTTCTCTCTACAACCTTGATAATGTCTTTATCACGATCCCAGAGTGCATCTACGTAACTCAATATCTTCTCCTATATATGCCACTTGCGGCTGGCAAAAACCAATTATGTCGTTTATGGCCGACTGACCTTCTTCAACATTATTTACTATTATACGTTCTGTGCCTAAAAAAATCAAGCCTTTAATTAATTTATTTTACCAAAGTCCAAATAAAGAATCCTATGAAGGTTAATTCTAGAATTCCTAATATAATTATGGCTAACCAATTATGCCAGGGTTTAGTGATATATGAAAGCATTTACCACCATCCTGCGGCTACACCAAATCCAAATACGTTTACACAAGCAAAATATGAAGTTAACAACATAATCCAAGCGGCACCTCTGCGCCAACTAGCATAAACTTGCGTAATGCTACCAATAAAGAATCCAGGATAAACTACCATCATATTAGGATCTCTTGCGTTAAAAGCCAACGTCATACTTGCTCCAACCGTAAAGATAAAACTAACAAGTTCAAATGAAAATGCTATTTTATCACTCCTGTAAGAGTTTATCCAAAAGTCTTTTACTTTTTGCAAAATTAGACTTTGTCCTTGCCTGTAGTAACAATGATGGTTTCTAAGTCTTCAAACTCATCAACTGCTTTTTGCCATTCACCTTTTTGTGCAATCTTAATTGCTTTGTTGATCAGTGCTGGTTTAATATCTAGTTCTTCTGCTACTGCTTTTACAGTATCACGTAATCCTTCTTGTAGGTCTTGCACTTCAGTTAGTACAGTTACACCTTCATTTACAATTTGGACCAATTTGGCTTTTTCTTCCGCGCCAAAAGTTCTATCACTCATGTGAGTCTCCTTTGTTAATAATTTTTATATTGTATATAGATTTATGCTAGTTGTCAAGAACTTTAAACGGAATTGGCACCGATTTGTCTAAGCACGTAAACCAAACATTGTTTGGGCCAATATGATGGTTGTTTGGTAGCAATTCGTTTACTGCTTTGTTTACACCAGGAAAATCCATATCGTGTCCACATAACCATCCGTTTGATTTAAGTTTAGGTGTATAGTATTCTATATCACCTTTTACACTATTGTAATCATGACCAGCATCAATAAACACAAAGTCTAAACTGTTATCTTCAATTTGATCGTGTACATGATGACTATGTCCTTGTATTGCTTTTAGTCGAGGTCCGTACTTTAATATTATATTGTCTTTGTAAAATAATTTAATATCATAATCAATAGCATACATTTTTAGATTAATAAATGTATTAAGCAAATAAAATGTAGTACGACCGTTGCGTACTCCGACTTCACATCCTAGGGTAGGATTAAATTTTTTTAATAAATCTGCTAAAAAATAGTCTCTTTTATTTGGACCGTTGTACTCTATTGTTCTTTTAATTTTGATTTTATCGTTTGCCATGCTTCTTCAAATCCGTCTTGGTGTATATATGCTTCTTCGTTGTACCATAATCTTTTAAAATAAGATTCTTTACAACTTAGTATTGTTTCGTGCGATGTGTTTAAATGACCTTTTACTTGCCAAAAGATTTTATATGCATCTTTGACATCCTCTAAAGTCAATCCTTCAATCCCTCGCCTTTATCTTTGTATGCCCATTCATCCGTGTGTCCAACGCTCCATTTAGGATTGTTCTCCACTGTGTAGTTCTGTGTGCATACTTTAAAATCTGGTGTCTTTCTTTCTGTTGGAATTAAACTTTGATCTGTAAACACTACCCTGTTGTTTGGTTGTGCCGCAAACTGTCCGTTGTTTAATTTAATAATATTAAATGTTTTATGTTCTGGGTCATGTTCTGCAAAATTTATATCAAGTGTCGAATGTTGTGCGTGACAGGTGTCTAGTGTAAACATATACTCACCTTTGTGCATTTTGCGATCCTTGCCAAAGAATTCACAATCGCATAGCATAGGCTTTTTAATTACTGTGATGTCGTAATCAAAACAATCCCAAATTTGTAATGTGTCTAGTGGAAGTTGATTGTCTTTGTCGTAGTCTTTCTTCCATACAAATGCTGATATAGGTAACTTATCATATAAAGCACCGTATTCAACTAGTAAAGTTTCAAAGTAAAGTGCTTTGCTTTGTATGCTTCTAATACTAATCCACATACCAGGAGTGAGTTCTCCGTGACCCTTTTGATGGTCGTACAGATATTCTTTTTTAACAAAAACTTCGATGGGTGGAAGATTGTGTACTAGAAACGCCATAAAAATCCTTTTTTTGTTTATGTACGTATTTATTGATTTCTACTAGATAATACTTGATTGATGCTGTCTTTATTTTTTCTATATTCACTAGCAAAAGGTTCTAAGATGTATGGATTATAATTTTCTATAAGATTTCCGTAGTCATACTGTATTCTATAAGCAAGTCGATTATCTGTGCTACCCAACCGTCTGTGTAATGTAATGCTATTATCAAACAAACATAAATCGTTATCGTTTTGATACCAGTGATCATATATGTATTCGTCGGTGAACAGTGTGCTGTTTATGTAATCAAAAAGTTTTTGTGCTTCTTCTTGCTTCATATCTTTTACTCCATAAACCGTGTTTACAGAATAATGCAGTCCTTTGTGTCCATATGGTGATTTGATAACCAAAGGTATATAACTATCTTCAGGGCACATATTTTTTTGAACAACATAATCCTGCTCTGCTCTTAATCCGGGATTTATTTTTCCCGGAGTGAATCTATGTTGTATAATGATTTGATCAAGTTCACTTCTAAAACTTTCTGTTTGATTTTCATACCATTCAGCAG